CGGGCCGATCACCTCGCGCCAGACACCGCGAATGAGCCCAAGGCAATCGCACCCCACGCCCTTGACCGAGGCCTGGTCGTGGTACGGCGTGCCGAGCCATGAGCGGGCGGCCTTCACGATGCGGGCCGGCATGATGCGTGCCGCGTTTGTCACAGCACCGCTCCTGCGTTGTCCTCGCCCTTCGCGGCGTAGCGAATGACGGTGTCCTGGCCGGGGATGTGGGGGAAGCCCCGGAAGTTGACCGCATTCGCGAACCGGCTGGTGCAGGTCTCGAACAGCTTGTCGCAGCCGGCGGTGATGTCGAACGTGTCGCCTGCCGTGATCGCGAGCACGGGGGCTTCCAGGAGCGTGACGGTCACGTCGGTCGCACCGACCGCGTGGCTCAGGACTTCGGTGTCGCGCCCGGCATTGGCGCCGCCGGTCCAGGAGAGCGTGCCCAGCGCGAACCAGCTGTCGGCGAACGCGGAAAGCCCGGATACCGTGAAGCTCCGGTCGCCGTCGACCGTCACCACCGTGCCGGAGCCTTTGAAGGCCGGGTCCGTCAGGTCCACCCCGCAGCGCGCGTCGCCCAAGCTCGCATCGCAGGTCGCCTGGAAGGTCCGCCCGACGGTCTGATTCAGCACATGGGAAAGCGAGCGCATCTCGGCCACGAACTGCACCCGTCCCCGGCGCACCTGCCCGATGGCACCGCGCCGCATGAGCACGCGCTGGCTCACGTCCTGCCAGTTCACCCGCCAGATCTCCACTTCGGCATTATCCCAGCGCCCGTCGAGAATGTCGGTTTCGGTGATCGTGGTGGAGGTCAGCACACCCTCGGCATCCTGGGCATCCACGGATAAATCGGAACCGGTCCTGATCTCGGACGCCGTAAAGCCGCTCTCGGGCTCAAATGTCGTGCCATCGAACGTGAGCGGCAGATCATGATCGGTAAAGCCGAACACCTGCCCGTCGGCGCGGGTCAGGCGCCAGCACCAGGCCAGCGTCGTGGTGCCGGTATCGAGGTGGTCCTGCAGGCCAGTCGGCAGGGTCTTCATTGCGTCCTCCCGCAGCCCGCGTCGATCATGCGGATCAGCCGTGCGCCGGTCCTGAGCGACCGCGGCCCGCCATCCTCGGCAAGCGCCGCCGCATGCGCCGCGACAGGGCGCTCGAGCCCCGTGCAAAGCGCCGAGTCACTGACGGCCACGGGCGCGCAGCCAGTCGCGAAGAACAGCGGGATCATCGCCCATGTCAGTCGTCGCATTGTCCATTCTCCGTCTTGTGGCAGCCGCAGCTTCCCGGTCCTGGCGCGCACGGTGGGCGCGTTCCTCGGCTGCGCCCCGCTTGCGCGCTTGCCGGATCAAGGCGACAAGGCCGGCGATGATGCCGAGGATCCCGAACAACAGTGCCGCGATCTCACTCATCACCCCGGAACCCCCGCTCGATCCGGTCGCGCAGGCCGATCAGGCCAAGGCCGAGGAAGATCAGCCCGGCGGGCGAGGCATCGCCGGAGCCTGCGAGCAGCGCCACGAGGCGGGAAAGTTCGCCAAGCGCGCCCGTGGCGGGCAACGCGACGGAGGCAATGCCGGTGAGCATGGCGAGCAGCCCTGCCCACCAGGTGACGGAGGTCAGTCGGATGTAGCGCATGGGGTCAGGTCCTTCTGAGCACGCGGGTGAGGAATGCGGCCAGCCGGGTGAGAAGACCGGACGGCGCATCGGATTTGGAGGTGGATGGCGGCGGCGCTGGCGACGGGCGAAGTAACGACAGGGCCTGCGCCTCGGTGAGCCGCCGGAGCGGTCGCGAAAAATCCACCCGCCCATGCGCATCCACGCCCCAGACGGGGATCGAGCCTGTCGGATAGCGGCCATCGCGGAACAGATCACGCTCGGCCTCGCGGCGCGGGATGACCGAGGCCGGCCTGCGCCAGTACAAAAACGCGTTGGCGGCGCGGGCGCGATTGCCCATATTGAGATGCCGGGTCAGCACCGCGCGGGCAATGCCGCCGGTGTTGTAGTGGAAGCTGACCAGCGCGTCGAATTCGTGCGGCTCGAGCGAAACCGTGACCGCGCGCAGCACTTCGGCCTCGTAATGCTCGAGATCGGAGCGGAACAGTTGGAACGCCTCGCTGATTGCCGCGTTGAGATCGGTGGGCATGCCGCGGGACATCGCCGCCGGGTCCGGATCCCCAGCTGCCACCGTATGCCCGATTCCGAAGGTCCAGGTGCCGGTTGCGTCGAGATAGGGCCCGGGCACAATGCCCTCGTGCCGCGCCAGGGCCAGCAGGCCGCGGTCTGTCATGTGCATCCGTTCGGTCATCGTCTGACCTCGATCAGTGGAATGGAGGTGATGGAGCCGAGGCGCTCAATGTCGAGCGTCACGTCCAGCGTGTCGGTGTCAAAGCGCACCGGTACGTCGAACTCGAAGCCAGCGGTGATGATAGCGCCCGACGCCGGGGCGGTGGTGAAGGTGATCAGCCCAGTCGTGGTGTCGACCGACCAGCCGGAGGATTGCTCAATCCCGTCGATCGCCACCGTCACCGTTCCGTCCACAGGCTTTGTGATCGTCCGGGTCCAGCTCTGCGAGCCCGAACTGTAGACCTTGACCAGCTGGAAGTCGGTCGCGGTGCCGTCCCCGGTTCCAAGCGCTTGATCGGTCGCGGCTGGCAGCCCCGACGGTAGGCGGGACGTGTAATCGGCCCAGTCCTTCCAGCGGAAACCGTAAAGCCGCCCGTTACGCGCTTCGAAGAAGGCCACGACGGCTGCGAGATCATCCGCGCGCCGAATACCGTAAGCTGCATCGTAGCGCCGGCGAGAATTGGCCCAGCTGGCATTGCGCTCCTCGTCGCCCGAGGCCAGCTCGACGATCTGGGTGCGCCGTTCCGGCCCGCCGCGGGCGCCGCGGCTGATATCGTCGGGGAACCGGACTTCGTGGAAGGCCATCAATCACATCCCCCGCCTGCCAAGCGCCACAGCGCGCGCAATATCGGCTGCAACCTGGGCGCGCGATTGCCGGAAACTCTCGGCATCACGGGTCTGGATGTTGATGGTGATGTTCTGGGCGCCGCCCGCACCTGCCGCCACCTCGCGGCGCGACAACACCCGCTCGCCCCGTTGCAGGATGGCCGGAATTTCGCCGGGGTCGAGGCCCGCCCAGCCGCCATCGTGCATGCGGGGTGCGCCGGCAAAGGCCATGGCCGGGATCATGCGGCGGGGGCCATTACCAACCATGCCGCCGGCGTGATGGACCGACGCTCCAATCTTGCCGAAGGCGAATGGATTGAACGACAGCGCGCCGGACAGCGCATTCGCCAGCGGGCCAAGGATGAACTTGCGCGCCGACAGCTTGGCCATATCGGCCAGGATCGAAGTCACCAACGACCGGAAATCCAGCTTGCCGGTGCGCACGAAGTCACCGATGGCCTGTTCGGCGCTGGAAAACGCCCCGACCAGGCTGTCGCCCAGTCCCTTGCCGATATCCACGGCCTTGTTGGCGTAATCCTTCAGCGAAGTAGCAGCTGTCTCCCAGGCAGACTTCGCAATTTCGGCCGCCTTCCTTGCCGCGCCGCCGGCCTTGGCAACGGATGTCGCCACGGTATTGGCGGTAGAATTTGTGCGTGCCAGCGCTTCAGCCCCGTCATTACCGGCTGTTTTCAGGGCATTTCGCAATGCTTCCACAGATTTCAGGGGCGCTATTGCTGCATTTGCCGCCTCCCTGGCCGATACTGCCAGCCTGTCTGCCTTGCCACGCGCGGTATCGGCAGCTGCGGCCATCTCGTAATACGCGGTTCCGGCATCAATGGCCGCGCCCCCGAGCTTGAGCGCAACCTTGTCCATCCCCGGCACATCACGCAAACCACCTGCCACCTTATGCAGAAAATCCGCCCAGCCTTTCTGGATGCGGGCCAACATGCGCAGCCAGCCGGTCTGGATCGTGGTCCAGACGGAGGCCAGCGACAGGCCGAGGGATTTGGCGCCCTGTTTCACCCGCTCCCAAACCTCGACGGCGACATTTTTCATCAGGCGCAGGGCCTCGCCGAATCCACCCGCGCCTTTCACGAGGCGCCCGAACCAGTAGATCAGTTCTCCGGCCCCGACGATCAGCGCCCCGATGCCGGTACGGATGATGGCGGCGCGCAGGACCTTCATTGAGAGCGCCAGCTTGCCGATACCGAGCGCTGCGGCGGTGAGCGAGGCGACAAGACGCACGCCGAGAACGCCGGCAAAGGTCGCAGCAATGGTGGCGATCTCGCCGATATGGTTGAACAGGCCCTTGATCGCACGCCCGAGCGGCCCGGTGGTCTTGGCCACCGTGGCAAAGACATCCGCCATCGCTTCGAGAGCAGGGGCGGCGGCCACGGCCAGCTGGTTGGCGATGCCGCGCCACAGCAGGCCCATGCGCGAGAGCGCATCGTTGGTGCGCTGAATCTGGGCGGCATCCCGTTCCGAGACCGCAACCCCGAAATTCTTCACGTCCTTCGTGGCTTGCCGCAAGGTCGCGCTGTCGATGCGGGAGAAGATCAGCCCGGCGCGGGCGCCAAAGATCTGTGAAGCAACCGCGGCACGTTGTGCAGCAGGGATGTATTTCTGGATCGCATCCTGAATTTTCGTCAGCTTCTGGTCGATCGGCAGCTTGGCGAGGTCAGTGGCCGACAGGTGTAGCTGCTGCAGAGCCTTCACCGCCGGACCTGTCCCTTGGGCGGCTTGGCTGAGGCTCTTGGTCATCATGATGGTGGCCTGCTCTACCTCGCCTTGCGACACGCCGGCCAGCTCCGCGGCGCGGGCCAGCACCTGCATGCTGGCGGTCGTTGTGCCGAGGGACGCTGCCAGCTTGGCCTGCTCGTCAATCACCTGCAGCCCGGAACGGACCATGGCAACACCGGCGCTGACCGCTGCGGCCGCCATGATCCCGGCCGCGATCTTCGCACGCCGCGCGAACTTCGCCAGTTTGGCGTTGGCAATCTCCATCTCGCGCGAGGCCTTGCCAAAGCCGCGCTTGCCGGCCTCGCCAATGCCTTCCAGCTCGGCGCGTACCTGCTTGCCGCCAACCGCAGCAAGGCGGACGCTGACCTTCTTCTCAGCCATGTTCCTGTTCCAATCGTTCGTTGAGCTTTGCGACCATCATGGCCTCGATGGCCGGGAGCCACTCCGCCACCACGACGCCCGGCACGCCCAGCGCCCCGGCCAATGCCAGTGCCGCCCCCATGTCCCAGCCGATAACCCCGCCGGTGGGCGAGACGCGGAGCTGTCCACCAAGACGGCCGACCAGATCCCAGACCTGCACACCTTCGATTGTTTTCGGTGCATTCAGCCTTTGCGGGCAGTCTTCGCAGAAGGTTGCGGGGCCCTCGCCAGGGTCGCAGGCTTCGCAGTATCCATCGCCCCCGCCGAAGATCCATTCGGCAAGGGCGATGAGGCGTTTTTTTCCTGTTCCAGCAGGAGGCCTTTCGCCACATAGCCGGT